ACAAACGGATCCGGTACATTATCTTTTTCTGATAGTGTTACGTTTCCAACTATAGGTTCTATTAGTCCAACTGTTATAGAAAACACACAAACAGCTGTAACAATTACAGGTACAAATTTTAAAGACAGTTCTACACCACCTTTTGTTGATGCAATCAACGCTTCAACTGGTGCAATTATAACTGCAGACTCAGTATCATTTTCAAGTGCAACAACTGTTGTTGCAACATTTACAATATCTGTAGATGGTACATATTTTTTAAGACTAGAAAATAATGATGGTATTGCAACTAGGTCAGGTAGTGCATTACTAACAGTGTCTGATGCACCTGCGTGGACAACTGCTGCAGGTAGCTTAGGAACAGTGAGCGCTGCGGGAACTATCAACTTTACAGTAGCTGCAACAAATGCTACAACTTTTGCAGTACAATCTGGATCACTTCCAGGTGGTGCAAGTTTAAATACAAGTACTGGTGCAATTACTGGTACTGAATCAGGGTCAACTGCTACGACAACGTATACATTTACTATACGAGCAACAGATGCACAGGCCCAAACAGCGGACCGTCAGTTTACAATTACAGTATCTCACGGCGCGTCGGGAGGAGGACAATTTAATTAACCATGGCTAGCACAAGATTAACAAGAGCTTATGGAACTGGAGTAACTGGAAACAGAAACAAATGGACTATATCTGGTTGGTATAAATTAGATAAAGGTTCAGTATCTTCTGGCGAAAGAACTTTGTTTAGTGTTTATAGTAATGGTAATTATTTTACAAGTTTAGCATTTTATGATGATGGTAGAATTAATTTTTTTGATTACTACAATGGTGGAATTAATGGTAGAGTAAGAACAAATGCTTTACAAAGAGATGTAAATGGCTGGTACCATATCGTTGGTGTATGGGATAAAGACAATTCAACTTCTGGCGATAGAATTAGGTTATGGGTTAATGGTGTTAGAATAACTGGAAGTTTAGCACAATATGAAACTATGCCATCAAATGCATCTACTTTAAATTCAGATGACCAAACTTTAGAAGTTGGTGCTATGAACAGTACAAGTTATTTTGGTGGAATAATGACTCATTTACATTTTTGTGATGGGTATGCTTATGATGCAAGTTCTTTTGGTTCAACCGATGCAACGACTGGAGAATGGAAAATAAATACGAGTCCTAATGTATCTTATGGAACGCAAGGTTGGTTTTGGCTAAAAGATAATATTGCTACAACAGATAATTCTCCTAACTCAAATACATTTACAGTTAGTAGTGGTACGCTTACAAAAACAGAATCAAATCCAAGTAATATTTTTGCTACTTTAAATCCTTTAGCAAGTTTGCCTAATACAGGTGTTAGTACATTTACAAATGGAAATACAACTTCACAAGGAACAAATGGTTCTTATGTAAATGGTGGTTCAACATTAATGATGTCTAGTGGAAAATGGTATGCTGAAATGAAATATGTAGCATCATCTGCTGATAGTAGATGTATAGTAGGAATAACAAAAGATGTTTCAGAAATTTCAAGAATAAACCAAGACGCAGGTTCAAACAATACATTATATAGGTCAAATAATGGAAATAAAAACATTCAAGGTTCAGAAACTTCTTATGGTGCTTCTTACACTACTGGAGATATAATTGGAATAGCTTTAGACCTTGACAACAATCGTTTATTTTTTAGTAAAAATGGAACTTGGCAAGATAGTGGTGATCCAACATCAAGCACAGGTGCGATAACAGGATTTACTGCTCCTGCTTCTACAGTAAATGGTGGATATTTTTTCTTTAGTGGTAGTGATAGTAATGCACAAAACAATACAGTATCTTGGAACTTCGGCAATGGCTATTTCGGAACAACAGCAGTATCTAGTGCAGGAACTAATGCTAGTAATAACGGAATATTTGAATATGATGTACCAGCAGGTTATACTGCTTTATCAACAAAAGGATTAAACTTATAATGGCTTACACTACTATCAATAAATCTACAGATTATTTTAATACTAAACTTTATACAGGAAATCAAAGTACACAAAATATAACTGGTGTCGGTTTTCAACCTGATTGGGTTTGGATTAAACAAAGAGCTGATGATAACTATAGTCATGAATTATTTGATGCAATAAGAGGTGTAACAAAATATATGTCTAGTAATGAAACAAATGCAGAAGCAACAGGTGCTACCACACTTACAGCATTTGATAGTGATGGGTTTACTCTTGGTTCAGATACCATAGTTAATAAAAGTGGTAAAACTCTTGTAGCTTGGAATTGGAAAGCAGGAACAACTGGTTCCGGTAATACTACTGGTGCTGGAACTGCTAAATCATATTCTTATTCTGTAAATACAACAGCAGGGTTTTCTATTGTTAAATACACAGGTAATGGAACTAGTGGTCAACAAATTCCACATCATCTTGGAGCTGTTCCAAAAATGATAATACAAAAAAGATTAACTTCTGGAGCAGGTTGGAATACTTATCATCATGCTTTAGGATTAAATTATATGATGTTAAATGTTAATAATGCAGAAGCTTCGGATAGTGGTAAATATAATGCTAATCCAACAAGCACTTATGTTCAAATAGGTAACGATGGAGGCATGAACTCAAATGATGTTGAACATATGTTATATTGTTTTGCAGAAAAAACTGGTTATAGTAAGTTTGGAAACTATAGTGGTAATGGAAATGTAGATGGAAATTTTTTATACACTGGATTTAAACCTGCATTTTTAATGGTTAAAAGATATAATTCAACTGGAAACTGGATTATGTTTGATAATAAAAGAAGTTCAACTGGTGGTGGTAATGAAATAAATTACGCATTATTAGCAGATTCAGGTAGTAATGAATCTACAGGTACATCTTCAAATGATGTTGATTTTTTAAGTAATGGCATAAAAATAAGAGAAGATAATGGAGATTTAAACACAAATGGTGGAGCATATATTTACATGGCATTTGCATCAGCACCATTAGTAGGAACTAATAATATTCCGGCAACGGGCAGGTAGCCTCACATGTATTTTGGCGCAACACCCTTCGCCTCAGCTGCATTTTCAGATGTAGGCTTTAATCCTAACGCATTCGTCAATGTCCTTGGATCACGGATCAA